TTAGGGTAGGTCATAAAATCATTTTCAGTCAACCCTTGGTGGTAGATCGATTTTTGTTCGAAATTCTCTTGCCATGTGGGAGATCAAGATTCATACGACGGATGGTATATGTTGTGAGACCCGTCTAAGTTTTTCTTTTAGAAACAGTTCTATAATGGATCAAATTTCTAGTTTAAGAAGAAACCCGGTCTCCATTGTTTAGCGATTAAAGAAAGCGTGGAAGCAGAGCTACCTTTACCAACGGTCCTATCCATTGCAGATTATTGATGTTAAGAATTTTAGATCTCTGGTGAACGAGAAGGCTTACTGTATAACTTCTTATAATAGGAGAAGAGACCTATATGGGACGTGAAGGTTGACTCTTAGCATCTCACAGAAGTAGACAGGATTGTCTCAGAGTCTTGTGGGATTTATTTGGAACAGCTTTACAACCTTCGCAGGACCGGCAAATTAATGATTGGATCAAAGGGTGAAGTTCCAGAATTGTCAGTCTTCTTTTCAATACATCTCCTATTTTCTTTCTTCGTCTCTGGCGTATCCAGAATGTTAAAATAATTTTAATATATATGGAAGAACGTAAGTAAAAGTAGAAGAAAGAAAAGAAGGTGTATACCTCTGACGAGAAGAAGGCTTACTGGGCTGCAAAGTGATAGAAGAGAAAGGAATGAAAAGTAGCTAAAGAGGTCAAGGACTTGAAGGATTAAGTGTTTGAATTGAAAGTAGAAGAGCTTTAACACTAAGCCAGAAAATGAGATCCCTAAGAAAACCCTGGATTCAAAGCCTATTCGGACTTGTCTAAGCGTAAGGTTCGAGAGATTGCTAAAGACTTGGTAGACTCTCCTTCTGGTCTAGACTATATAGGGTAATTCCATTGGTCTAGGCTGAACCCTGGGGCTAGATGAACTTATTTGGTACACGATTAAATTGTGTAGAAAACAGGTGCTGGAATTGCTCATAACAATTTTAGTATCAATTTTGGAAACGGAGATTATACTGTCATCTATTTTTCTCCACTTATGGCCCATACTGAAACTGGAACCAAGTACTCAGGTTTGTATTTTAACAATTACACCGCTAATGAGTCAGCTTACAGCTTGTCTATTCCCAGAATAACTACGATGTCTAATAGCTTCGTTTCAGTATATGGTGGAGATATTGATTCCATTGGAAACGACGGTTTTGTATGGTCTTGCCGAATGGATGTCCACATTAGGGGTCCTGCTGCTAATAAAACTGGTTAGGCCTATGTCGGGAAGATGAAGGTGGGATAGCTATTCAACCAAAGTTTCTTACCAAGCCAGCTTATAAAGATTGCGAAGGAAATCCCGGTGCCAAAAGACGGAGTGTTTAGTTTTAATGCTGCTATTAATAATACAGCGCTCCTTTTCATAGATGATCCCTCCAGTTTTACTTAAGAGTTTTGTTCTGAAGATGTCTTATACATGGTGTTAGTTAAACCTTTCGTCAGTATAACTGATGCTTCAACTCCG